GATCTACACGCTGGTAGAGGTTTCCAGAAGATCCAGAACTCGCAGCTGCCACATATGTCTGATACGAACGAGGGTTCAGAGACATTGTGTGGACTCCTGGCATCGGCTTATATGTAACCGTAGGGTCAGTTTTGCACGAATCATCATCTGTGTATGGAGGCGAGCATCGAACCGGGCGCTGCGAAGACTGCGAAACTCCAAGTATGAACTTGTTGTCGCCTTCTACCGCAAGGGGGATAACACCCGATAGACCCGCCTGTTCTTTCCACCCACCCTGTCCGTTCGCCGAACTCTGGTAAACTGTCTGACCCCCCATCGCATATGTGTTTCCAGCACTTGCCGCAACAATTCCCTGGGAACCAGTGGGCTGGGAAATCGGCAACCATGAATTTGTTGTGCACGGCTTGGAGCATCCCTGGCTCCCAACGAAGATGAACTGGTCCGTAACGTTGATTGAAGGAGTTGCCGAAGGAGTTCCAGGAACTGACTGGGGCTCTGACCAGCTACCGCCACCATCCACGGGTCGGCGAGAAAAGCTCAGCTGTTGGGTTACAATAGGATTCGCCGGAGGGGGTGTTGGAGGAGTATATTGTACTCCTACTGCCGCCGCAGCTTCTGATGACGGAGGAAGAGACTGTCCGCAGAATTGAATATTGCGACCTCCAGGTACGCCCATACACTCTCCAACCAAATCATTGGCCATTCCCCACGACCGCTTTCCATTCCCAAACCACGACCCACCGAGCGACTTGCATTCGTTCTGTGTGTATAAGCGAACGTGTACTCCTCCCGATGTCCCCACGCTCTTGATACCCTGCCCGGCTGTAGGACATCCAAGCGGGACTGGGTCGTTCGTGGACGATGTGACAGATCGAGTAAATGTTCCACCATTGCTTCCAGTAATAGTGTTTCCAGTAGTGTCAATTGTAAATGTCATGTTCAAGGGCCCGTTTGGTGTTGAATATACGAGTTTTCCAGATGTAGTGGATCCACTGGCAAACGTCCCAGTAACTGCCGTCCATCCGTTAGCAGTTGTAGTGGGTGTAAGAACCCAGGTATTTCCTGTCTGTACGATTTTTCCCATATTCCACGTTCCTGTGAGGTTCGGGGAAGAGACTGTCGTCGTATAGAGAATATACACATTGTCTCCATCCACAGCAATATCAGCAGGCATACCAGTGCGCCCCGGCGGTGCTTCTACATACTTCCAGTTCTGTCCATCACATGGTTCCTTACATGTGTATACCTCCCCAGCAGAATTGAATCCCCATACAAATCCCGTCGGCGATGAAACGATCTTGTTCAGTTGTCCGGGCAAGGCGGTCCAAGACACTACGTTCGCAAGCTGACCTTGTACATAGGACAGTAGGCTTTGTGCCTGATTCTGAAAATCTTGAGCATAGTCTGCCATCTCGTTGTTATATAGATCCACGATATTTTCATGTATAATTGTAATGAGTCTGCCAGGAGCACAATCTAGTATGTTGAACGGCACCTCCATGGCGCCAAGTGTTCTCGGTGAAACAGAAGAACATAGCGCGTTCTCCGCCGCAACTCTACAGGAAGAAACGAAGATTGACGCAGCGCTGTCTCAGTATAACCGGATAAGGGCTCAATATGGTGAAATTCTGACAGAGGCGATTCGTACCCAGGACCCTACAAGGAGGACGCAGTTAGTATCGACAATTACTGCAATGAACCAGCAGTTGACGACAATTGTAACTTCACTCCAGCAGATGTATAGTTCTGGTAGGACTGCGCTGTCTGGAATGCCCAAGATCAACTTTGCAGCTGATCTTGAACAGTATAAACGTGATCTTGAACGACTCTTAACTGAACGGGACGAACTCACAAAGCTTAAGACGGTATACTCCACCCTGAAGCAGGAAACAGTAGCCCCGCCTTATATCCTCTACGTTGTAGGAATTCTGGTCATGCTGATCATCCTCCTCGTTCTATTTACGTTCACATCTCTGATGACGAATGTTCAGAGCGTTCTGCCTGCGATGCCTGCGATGCCCGAGCTTCCAAGTCTAGGTCTCAGCGGACCGACCCCATCATCGGTGATGTAATATTCATGGTAAACGGCGCTCCAGGGCGAACAGCGGAAGCAAACGGATTCATCTGGGGAGACCAGAACCCAATCAAGAACATGATCGGAATGATAAAAAGAATGATACCTAGACGTAGGATCATAGCGTATCCGTTAGATACATCCACTATCGGAAGATCTGGTGTCTTTTTCTTGTAAAGATCGTAACGGTTCTTGGCTGCCAAATACTCGTCTTCAATCTTCTGGGCGCTTGAATGAAGTTCAGCAGCCTTGTCGTATTCCGACCCCATTTCGGCGTTTCCTTCCTGATAAGACTCGGCAAATGACTGCATATCCGCCTTTTGTGCTTCCACCTCCTTCTGCCTATTGCCAACCATCTGTTCCAGTGCGTCCTGCGCAGCCTTGTATGCTGTCCGATATGCCTCAATGCCCGTTGTCACAAATTGGACGTAGTTTGACTTGTATTCATTCATCATTTCTTCGAAGGATCCACGGTCACCCATTATTATACAGTCGCTACACAAAATCGGTAATAAGGCGTCGCACCTGCATCGGGAGACTTGCGGAGAACCTCGATGATATCACCAGGCTTTCCCCCGATCCATCGCACAGGGGCATCCTGGGACCAGATGTGAGGAGTGGGCATATACTCCTTGTGCTTCATCGCCATCTGGGGTAAGAGAGGCTCCTCGGACTTGATCTGGATATGGTCAGCCCGCATCGCCTTGGCAATCGCATCCAGCGAAATACCGAATTTGGCTAGGAAGTTCTTGACCTCCTCGGCATCAAGGATCCGGTGGCGGGGAATGTAGCGATGCGTCGTGATATCAAACGTGAGTTGACCTACGTGGAACACCTGGAGAATATGGCTCTGTGCAGCTACCGCATCCAAGATCGTCTCGGACGGCGGAATGGGGACCACCACAATTCCACGGGTGCCGCCGTGCTCCTGCGTCAGAGACACCAAACGCAGAACTTGGTCCTCCGTAATACGAGTGCGAGTGCTCATAAACACCAGGGTATCGCCATACTTGGTCGTTGTCGCTGGGAAGTCGGTATCGATTGTTTCGGGAGCCGCCGTGTTTACACCACGCTGCCCGAGCATTATCTTGAGAACTTCCTCTGTTGTCGGCATTGTAGTCTGTATTATTGTTTCTTGACGTGTTTAATTCTATCCGTTTTACAATAGACGGAATGAAAAATGCTGGGCTCTTAGCACTTGCCATTGTAGCACTCATTGTTGCGGGTGTCCTGTTTGCGGGGTCTCGGGAACGCTTTGGGGTCCCGGAGTTTCTAGATCGGTCGTCTGAGAAGGCTCAGGCCCGAGGAGAAGTTTCATCGTACGAGCAGACGACAACCCATTTTCGGGCACCTGATTCACACAAGCCTCCGAAGGGGGAGCGGATTGGGGTTCGGGTGGGGCAGTGGGAGGGATATAATGCTCAATTTTAGACGGATCGGCACGACACACACAGACCATCTCCCAGAAATCACGGAATTCTTGGATATGATCCGATAGCCATCGGGGATCACGAGGAACATTGTCAATACGGATATTGCCCAGATACCACCAGACTACCCTGTGCTCGTCCCCTTCAATCTTTGCCTTCCACTCATCGGCATCCTCCTCTTTCGGCTTGTATACGATCTTACCATCATCATAGACGACCAGGACGCCCTTATACGGCGAATCACTGGCATTCCATTCCGTGCGACCACACGTCTTGAACTGCATCTCCACATAATCGCACTCGTCGATATTACAACATTCCATCTGCATCTGCATCTGGTGATAATACCCGTCTGGGATCGGGGACTCCTGGGTGAACTTGCGGGAGATCGGGCACTTAAATTCCACGAGCTTTCCCCAACGTGGATCCATCTTGTCCTTGGTTAGGACAATCCCGTCAGGGGACGCACCCAGGAATTTGTGGACAGGATGAACGACACACGTCGTATCCACGATCTCGGCACCGCCCTGGATATCCCCATAAATCTCTTTGGCGATGGGCTCGAACTGGGTGCCCCACAAACAAGCAGTAATTGGCCCCCCGTCATTCGTCTTGGGTCCATCAAGCTTTCGCATCAGGAGTTCCTTGCGTGCGGACGGAGATGCAGTCTTGAAGGCCTTGGTGATTTCCGATGCCGTCATCATTTCCGAACGGCGGAGGTGCCAGCTGTCAGAGCGCTGGTCGGCAACCCCGTAGTCCCGCAGGACTTTAAAGATGGAGCGGCGGCGGGTCCACAC